TTGCACTGCTCTAATAACACTTGTTCTAATTGCGCTTGTTCTGCTTTTAGTTCAGCGTCTTGTAACTCAAACTCTCTTGCTATATTCTCACGTTGACCGCGTATTGTCAAGTAAGCTTGTACAATCTCATCTAACTTAATATTATCACTCATGATTCTAACTCCTCTCTATAAAGATCAACTAACTTGGTATGTAAATCTACTTTGCCTTGCAACATCTTATAAATTCTTTTCTCTACATCCGACCCTTCAAGATGAACGACTGTCATCTTATTCTTCTGACCTACACGATCCATACGGGCAACACATTGTAGGTAAGTTTCAACTCCCATTACAGGTGACCAAAAGACTATGGTATCTGCTCTAGTTAGCGTCACTCCGTGAGAAGCTGCTTGCGGTTGAATAACTAATACACGAGGATCGTCCATACTTTGAAAGCGTTGAATGATGTGCGCTCTATCTGTCGCTGATACTTCCCCGTTAATAACTTCGTTTGATATATCTTGTTTAGTTAAGTATTGAGATACAACTCGTATCGTATGTCGGTAAGGCACAAATACTAATATCTTATTAGTAGTCTCAGCAATCACTTCACTTAACGCAGATAGACGAGGTGAAATATCAAACTCAATAACTTCTTTTTTATCTGTATATACTGCACCACCTGATATTTGTAATAGTTTATTAAGATTGGCGGCCGCGTTAACTGCACTTACAGATTCTCCTGCGGTCTCAATAAGCATCTGTTCTTTTAACTGCTTATAATATTTTTGTACTTGAGGCGTCAATGGTATATCTCGCGTCTGATACATAACATCAGGTAAATCTAGGCAATCATTTTTAGCGTATCTAATCGCGGGTTGTAGTGCTTTAAATACTTCATCTTTAGCATTGTGTTTTGGTATCCATTTAAATCGTGTAATCTGTTGCATTACTTTATCGCGCCATGCCATAGCAAATTTAGGAACGCGTTGAGGTGCTACAAGTTTAGCTAAACCATAAGCGTCGACAGGTGATTGGGCCGCGGGCGTACCTGTGAGCATCCACAATCTTGTTTCAGGTTTAAGAATTTTAGATAGTGTTTTCCAACGAGCCGTGCTTGGACTCTTATACGCGTTAGCTTCATCGATCACTACTAAATCAAACCCGCCTTTAATGATTGCATCTTTAACAATAGCTACGCCATCATAATTAATAATAACAAATTCATATTCACCATTAATAATCTTTTCTCGTTTAGTCGAAGTTCCATGAGCGATACCCACTGATCTATGCATGCACGTATTAAAGACATCACCTTGCCAAGCTGAATACATAATCGACAACGGACATATAATAAGAACGCGTTTAACTTTGCCCTGTTTCATTAGATAATCTGCCGACCAAAGTACTGACGAGGTTTTACCCGTACCCGCTTCGTTAAAACAAAAGGCGCGATGATTGATACTTAAAAATTCTGAGGTAACACGTTGGTGGTCGAAAGGTTTATATATACCCGGCCAATCATAATCACGTACGATAGGTGAAGGTAAGTTACTTCGAAATGCAATAAGTTGATTAAGGCGAGTCATCTCATCAACACCCCAAAATACAATAAGGTCTGTGAGATTGCCTTTTTGTTCTATCACTTCACACTTTTCAATATTGCTCGTGATGTGAGAAACAATGTGCTCAGGCACGGTAAGTTTAACTGCGGTATTATCTATGATTTCCATTTAACTAAGACCCAAGGTCGCTCTTTAATAACTAGGATAGGTAGTTTAGCACACCTATTAGTGCCGTCAAGTATTACTTGATTATTTCTTTTTACGTTCTTTAGTACTAGTTTCTGATACTAACTTGTGTTGCGAATTTCTTTTAAATGATCTATTAGCTGATGCGGATTCAACACGTAATCCATCTTTGTTTGAACCGCCTTTAGATAAGGCTTTAACATGGGCTACATCTTTACCCTTACGAGCAACACCTTCTTTATCTAGCTTACGACGTGCACGTTGACGCTCCATCCGTTTCTCATGTTCTAGCGGGGAGTCTTTATAAATAGGTCTTGGTTTATTAACGAAAGGCATGCGGTATTATATCATGTTCTATTAAATTCACAGGTCTTCACAGGGCAGTATTTACATAACGGCGTAGAGTTTGCAACCCACGTATTAGTTTCATAAGAGTTATCAAGTCTTGACAAAGACACTATAAACTTACTCCATGAATTATCTATATCTTCTCGCTTATATTCTTCTGTAATGAATGTATTATGCATTACAAACAATAACCCTGCTTTAATTTTATTTACTTGAGGGAAATGAGCAAAAGTCATCAACGCCATCAAGCGTAATTGTTTAGGATCAGGGTAGCGATTACTTCCGGTCTTATAGTCAACAATGAAAGCATAGTCATTATCAACAATAAGTAAGTCAACAATACCACGTACCCAACGATTAGAATCATCAAACGCGCAGGGCGACTTGTCTTTACCCAAAGCCATCTCATACTCCGCATACTTCTCACCAGGAATGGCAATAAGCTCATCAACTACTCCTTTAAATCTTAAATAGTTTAACGCTAATTCTTTACCATCTTTAACATAATCTTCTAACGCTTTATGAACTTCTGTACCATAAATCATTTTCTCGCTAGGTATGACCGTATAGTTTTGTGCTACACGGATCTCGTAATACTTCTTAGGACAATTCTCATACTCTTTAAGAGCTGAATACGACCAAGTAAAATTAGCCATTAGTCTTCTTTCTTTTGAACTTCACCTGTTGATTTATTAAGTTCATACTCGGGTAATTCTTTTTCTATGCGGGCTAATTCTTCATATACCTCTTCATTTTCTAACATTGATTTTACAAATTCTTCATGAGGTATAGGTTCTTTCTTTTTACGGAAGATTAAATCAAAGTTCTTTTCAAACATTTCATTGTTAGGTTTAGATTGTAGCCAATCCCCTGTTATGTCATTCTGTGCTGTTTTCTTCATCTTGTTCTCCAAAATATTTTTTTGAATGTTTATTATTTTTATATAGATTCCATTTAGCTGGTACTACTTGGATATTTAATGGTACATGTAATCCTGAAACTAACTTACCTCGCAATGGAATAATGTGATCTAAATGCCATTCTACCTTAAATAATTTTTTCCGTATATAAGCTAACTTGTATGCTTCTTTTATAATCCATTCATCATCTTTTGATAGCCATATAGGACATCTTTTCTTTTTGGCTGTATATCTTTTCATACCCCTAGCTCTCATGCCTGCCATGTAGGTTTCAGTATGTTTTAGTTCATGATATTTCTTTTTTGCATACTCTCTAATATTTTCACGATTTTTTTCTCTCCATTCAGCAGCTTGGTTTCTAAGATACTCATATTTTTCATAGTATCTTTTTTTAGCTCGGAATAAAAAATGATCTTTATTCTTTTCAACATATATTCTTCTTTTTATTCTTAGGGTATCTCTATTTTCGGCACCCCATTTATTAGTTCTATCCCGTATCTTCTGCCTATTTTTTTCTCTCCATGTAGCTAATATTTTATTTCTTTTTAACTTTCTCTCATCGTGCAAAAGTTCTTTTTCTATACATCTATAATATTTTCTGCCTTCAATAAGGGCTTTGTTTACTAAATATTTCCTCACCCATTCTACTTTTTTATAAGTTCTAGGCATTAGCAGTCCCCGTAACTATCTCCAAAGTGTGCCTCACATGCAACAGGTAGCCCTGTAGCCCAATCAGGAGGTGTTGACATCGTACCAATAATATACTCCATCGCACTATCTATCTCTGCCTCAGGTACTACGTTTACTACCGCGTCGTGTACTGTTAAAGCGGGTCTATACTTCTCATTAATCTTTAACATCTGTTCGCCAATAATAATCCGCGCCAATGCCTGCACCACGTTCTCTACTACAGATCCTCCCCAAATGGAAATAAATCCGCGTCTTGACTTATATACATATTTAGATTTAGCCTCTGAAGTATCCCATGTAAGACCCGGATATTTAATATATAACCCATTAGGTAACTTGATACCTTGAGGTGTAGCGTATAACGCATTGTGTTGACCAATAGGATATGGTTCTTTACCATTAGGCCATGAGGCTATATCTCGTAGGGCTTCTTCACATTCACGCCATAGATCAATCACCTTACTATTAATATTACGATAAACACTTACTAACCTTTTACATTCGCGTTCATCTAACTCAACACCCGCCGCCATCTTTAATGTCTGTTGTAGTTTAGCCCACCCTGTACCATATCCTAATCCAAGAATACAAGTCTTACCTACCGCACGTTCAATCTTATTAGCTTTAGTAATGGGGCGATCATATACCGTTGAAGCAAACTCACAATATACATCTCGTTCTTCTTTATACCATTGGACGACATCGTTCTGTCCCGCTAACCATACAAGAACTCTAGCCTCAATCTGTGATGAGTCAGCGTTAATAACTTTATATCCATCAGGTGCTATGACTGCGTTCTTCAACGCTTTCTTTTTAATATCTCGAGCGGGTAGGTTTTGGAAGTTAACCTTATCTGATCCCGCCCATCGCCCCGTATGAGCGCCGTAATATTTAAGTGGAATAGGTAGTTTACCTTTGTTCCTAGCACCAATACCGATGAACCTTTCAATACGAGATTCTTCTATCGTTGACTTCGTACCTAAACGGACGGTACATAATTGTTGAATGAACGGGTCTTCATGTTCACATAAATCTATGAAGCCTTGATCACCTTTAGCTAAAGCAAATGTTTCTTTGCCTGTTGCTGGACTAATCTTTGTAGGCACGATGACACCTAACTCTTGTAGTATCTCGGCAAACTGTTTATTACTTGCTAACTTACCCCGTACACATTCTTCTGTATCACATTCTAACTTAACCATGAGGCCTTGTAATAACTCTGACTTCGCTGTTTGAACTTCAATGAGGCGGTCTTGTAGTAAGGCGTCGTCCACTTCTAAAAGAGGTTGAGTATACATACGAAGTGTTAAGTCGATAAGATCAATCTCTGACTGCGGGAATTTAGGTGCGAGTACGCCGAATAGTTTGTATGTAAGGTTAACATCATTTATACAGTAGCCCGCGTATGCTGACAATTCAATGTCACTAAAGTCTTCTAACCTTTTACCTTTAGCTTGGACAACTTCTGTACCTTTTACACCTAAATCATAGTACTCAACCAAGAATCCAAGGCTTCCTCCTACTTCAACGCCGTTCGTAGCCCGTGCCATAGACAGAGTATCCAAGTAGAGACCAGGCACGATACCAAAACGGAATGCAAGAATAGCCCCGTCGAACTGCGTGTTGTGACAAAGAAGGGCAGAGTTTTTCCAATCAATTTTGTTAAGAGAATCTTGTATATCTGCGTGTGACCCCGTAACCCAATACGTTTCTGCCTCATCAATTTTAATTGCGACGCCAATAACTTGGAATCTTGCATCTCGAATATACTCCTCTGTTGTAAGCCCTGATAAACTAAAACCTACATCGTAGTAGGTCTCAAAATCTAGTGTAATTAATTGCATTATATAATTTCTCGTTCTTTAAATTGTTTATAAACTACATCAGTTAAATATAGTTTTTTATTGTGATTATTTGTAGCCCTCTTCATGTGTTTCACTTTATATCCTTGATAACCTATTAGTTCTTCAGGATCTCGTTTACTTATGGCTGTTTTTTTCTTAACTTTTTCGTTGCAGGGTATACATAAATTGAGAGATTTATACCTCCCTACTTTTTTATCTGATCTAACACCTATCGATTTGTGCTTGCCACAACTAAAACAATAGAACTCTTCCATGATATAACCTTTATATGATCGACAATACTACCACAAAGATTAAGAATAAACCAACCATAATTCTATTAGTTATCTTCTCATCTTTTTCTATTCGGTCTTCGCTTTCATATGGTGAGCCCCATGCTTCTCTTGCTGAACGAGGTGTAGGTTTATCAAAGGCATCGGGTTGAAAAAAGTGCCACCCTTTCTTTGCATTCTTAGCAAATACTTTCATTTGCCATGTTTGAAATTCTCGAATTGCTATACGTGCTTCAGGGCTAAAGTTATTTAAATTTGCGTCTGCCACAATCTTTCTCCTTTTATTTTGCGTATTTTTCAAATTCATTACGGCACTCGGTAGAACACCAACGTCGGTCATCTTTGACTGGGATTTCACACCATATACACTTCCCTGTCTGATTAGAAGGTTTTTTGATTTTATCATGTGCGTTCCTTATGCCGACATCAATAGCGTGTTGTACCAAATCATTAGCCATATCGATGTCATCACTCATCGTATAAACATCTTATCTTTTGATTGGACATAAAAATACTTACGCCATACTTCTCCTCTAACTTGAGCTTTTGGTAAGCTAATCAAACCTTTCTTATCTAGGTCTCTAATTCTTTGATGATTACCGTGCGCATGTAAAATGATATGGTTTCTATTTGCATTAGGGTGATCTTCCATATACTTATTTACAGTAGCAATAAGTTCTTCGTCTGTCTTCTTTTTATAATCCGCTATCATTTAATACGTTGCCTCTCCTACTAAATTAAATAGTTCTTGTTGTATTTGTGTTGATGTTTGTTTAGGTTCTTGTTCTAGTCTTATCACTTTAGCATGAGGGTTCTTTTCTGTAAACCATTTTGCTTCCTTGACAGACCATCGATACTTGCGTATGACTTCGCCCTCATCATCTACGACTGCGTAACTAAATGGAATCATTTCTTTTCTTGCGTTTGTTCTGCGGGTTTGTCAATGCCTATATCTTTTTTAATGTCCCCGCCCCAAAGTGCAATCCATAAAGTTAAATAAATAGCAAGTATAACTGCGCCTGTTTCCATTTAAAAACTCCTTTGCTCAAAACATTCAAGGTGCGACTTAACATAGAAGTTAGGTCTGATCTCTTCATAGAGCTCACCCTGTATACATTTAAGATTCATTTTATATTTTTTTTGTACGTGCATACTTTGCATGACTGCCCACGTTAAACAACAGCCAATAATAAATCCTACTACTACAAAACCCGTACCTTCATACCTAAAGTCCATTGTAAGCCTCCATCATTTTTTGTGTTGATTCTTTATAACTCTTAATCCCTGTTATCTTCTCTGCTTTCGATTCATCTTTGTAGAGAGGTGTTAAGACTATGTTATGTTTCTTGGAGGGCAGGTCTCGTATCCACGATAATTCTGTCGGTCTAAAGTTTGACATTGATGACCATACTAACTCCCCATCACTATTAAATTCTTCTATCGCCCACGCGTATGGTTGTTGTTCCATTTTAAGTTCCTAATAAAATACATGGTTGTTTATTGTAACACGGGGTTTCATGCCCCATTGATTGTTTAATGCTATGCTATGAAAATTTGTCGCACCTTTACTATAATCTTTTACTTTTAAATTTAATATCTGATATGCAATATTATAATACTGAGTTCCTCGTAACGCCTCAGGCGTCGGAGGTTTTAGTTTACCATACCACGAAAACTGATAGGGCTTTCTCATCTCATTACATACATTCTTAGGATTAAAATCAGCGCGACGATATAATACATAACCTACTGCAATCTGTCCCACTAATCCTTCGCCTCTTGCTTCCATGAATATAGTTGTAGCTAGGCATGCTAATGCTTGATCTATCATATAACCTCCTTGTTTAAGGGACTAAATTATTTTTTATTTGGGGTAGCTTCTTTGATGAGGCGTTGTAGATACCAATCTGCTTTACGCAAATCTTCTACGCCGTTTTTAAATTTCCAACGCCAAACATATTTAATAATATTAGCGGTGCATACCGCCTCAATACCAAATAGTCCTTTGGTGGCTTCCTTGATAGCGTCGATACATTCAATCGCGCCTTGTGTGTAATGTGATGGGTGATTCACATTATCTTTTATTACTTTTACTACTTTACTTTTATAACTATTAAGAATTTTTCTTAATCTTGTCATTGTATCTCCTTTACTAGAGCCAATAATGACTCTATATTATCTTCATTTATCACAATTGCCAAGCCCTCATTGCGTTTTATGTCATCAATGTTGCGTAATTGCAACAAAGTAGGGGTATTTTTACCCGATTTACACTCAATGCCGATGAATTTGCCCTTGTAACACGCAATAATGTCGGGTACACCACTCCTACCAAACCCTGTTGCCATTGGTGAGAAATGGTATGCGCCTAGATCATCTAATATCTTTTTAACTCGCTTCTTTACTTTACTTTCTGGCGTTGCCATATTAAATCACAGGAATGATGTTTAATTCTGATTGGCTTGATGTCCATATAGCACCCGCATCATTACCCTCATCATCACGCATCGCAAGTATCCAATGACCATCTTCAAACTCAATCACAAGTCCTGATTTATCCCATGCAATATCTTCACGTTCACGATCAGTTAAATATCTAACACGTCGTATCGTTTTACCTACTAAAAAATTACTTGCTAGATTACCCCAATATTCTCGAAGTTCTGCATTACTTGATACTTTAACGTCCGTCATTTTCTGTCCCCGTTTCTTTTAGTTTATGTTGTTCAACACTACACTTCATACCAAACATAATTGCGTCAAAGATATTAAACTTCTCGACCTTATCATGTTCTTCTACTTGTTGCTTTATAGCTTCATCATTAGTCTTCACATCGTCCTCCTACACAAGCACGTCCAATGATCTCGTTTTCTAAATCGTTGTATGCGTCAGCTTGAATTAAATGATCTTGATACTTCTTTAATCGGTCATACAATCTATGCTCGGTCTCAACGCTATAAGCATTTACAACAAAGCCTTTCTCTCTTAATGGTTCAGCTAATACTGTATTGACGTGGTCACTAGGTTCAACACCCCATTTAACTACCTCGTCATACTTCGCGTCTTCCATCGATACTTCTAACACCACACTAAACTTAATCATATACACCTCATCTTAACAAAGTAATTAGTAATAAAAATACTGCAATACCCCAACCCAATACTTCACTAATAATCATACGTCTATATTTTTCTTTTGGTATTGTTGTAAATTCACTCATATAGATTTCTCTATCATAGTCTTTATATATCGGTTTTGTTTTCATCATTTGTCCCCGTTAATTAAGTTAATGATCTGTGCTTTAGCTTTCATCGCGCCGTCTTCTAAACCCGCTTCGTACGCCCGTGCAATTAAGTCTGACATCTGCGTAAACTCTATGTCATAGCGTTCTGCCATAGCTTTTTGTAATTCTTCTTTAATCCCCTGCATTCTTTTTCTCCTCAAAGTTTTTTAATGATTGTATGTATTGGTTCGTTGCGAAATTAACACCCGCGTAGATACCCATTCTATAAACTTCATAAAACATTTTTGCATCTGCTTCTGATCTTACTAAACCTTTTCCGTCGGCGTACTTATAATACTCCTCGACTGCAAGTGAAACTATGTTTTCCTCAAACTGCCTTTTCTTTTCTTCGGGCGTCATTGATATATTCTCCCTACTCCGTTTAAAATACTCTGTAAATCTTTTGCTTCAAAATCATTCTTGTTAAATGCAAACGGCGACTTTCTACCATTGGCGTGTTTAACGTAGCCTGTCACTATTACTTGCTCGACTATAATTTGTTTTTCTTTTTTCTTTTCAGTAGTCACCATCGGGGTCTCCATATTTTTGTGCTTGGTGTTCTAGTATATCACGATTGTATTCATACTCAACTTCATCTAAAAAGTTCTCAATGTCTTTTCCCGCTTGTCTAAATTCAGCGGGTAGGGCTATCTCTTCTATTCTGCCGTCTTCCCATTTAACCGATAGCCACCATGATTTAATCCTTATAGGTTCTTGTGGTTCGGGCGGGTCTATGTCGCGTTCTAATCTATCTATGTTGTTCATACTTCCCCCATTTCTTTATATAAGTTTTCTAATGTTTGTGCTGCCCATTGTAAATTAGATGCTCTGATTTCGTCAGCTTCCCCATTTGCTGTTTCTTCTAGATAGTCTGCCGTATTCTTTATTGTCTTTAAGCATTCTTTTAGCGTTTGTCTTATGGTAGATTTATAGGTCATTGATTTCCCTTTCAAAGTAAGCCATACATCGTTCATAAATTGCATTAAATAAGTCTTGTCCGTATTCTGTATCACTTGTGTTGCCGTCTTCGTCATCTTGGATACACAAATGCTCTATATCAAGCAACCAAATCACGTCGTCGTAGATTGCTTCCGCTAGTTCCCCCGCCTTTTCATTTGGTGAATTGTCTATTATCTCTGTGCCGTTAATGAGTTTCATGTTGATGCGCCTTTCACTCTTTTGTCTATGTAAGATAATTCTTTTTCATAATCTTTTATTTCCTTTCCCGTCAAAAAATGGTTTTCACCGCAACAACTGCCTTTCCATTCAGGCACTTCGTCATAGCAATACACGCAATACGTTATGCCGTCATCTAAATCGTCAAACTCGGTTTCAACTGCGGGTTCAAACTTCTCTGCCGTCCATTCTTTTTGTGGAGGTTCTAAACTAAACCGATAAGGGAAATTCGTTTGATCGTTTAAAAATAAACATAGACGTTCCAATACTTGTTTGTAATCATCGCCCACAATCCTAAAATCGTCATCGCCCTCTGTATAGCTAATAAAAACTTCTTTCATATCAATCCCCGTTTCTGTTAGTGAGGTCTACGATTATCTCAAACCCCGTTTCTACTTGTCAAGTATTATTTTACAATTATTTTGTAGTCCCCGTTTCTAGTCCGCATTAAGTATTTATTGCGTTGACTTTGTCCCCGTTTCTTTTTTGGCGTGGGGAATTCCCCGCTTCTAGTCGCGCTGACGCCCCCGTTTCTAATGAAACCTGTTCCCTAGATTTTGCGCATTAAGTATTTATTGCGTGGACGAAGTGAGAGAAAAAGAATAACCGAGTAGAATACTCAAGTATTTAAAGTGAAAAGAAAAGACGGGCATGGGTAGCCCGTCGAGGTGGAGTGATTGCATTAATCTAGTAGTGATAAGGTGTGCGGTCGAGCGGTGCGTCGAGGTCGTCGTTCATTGGGTAGTATTGCGCCTCCTCCATGTATTGAATTTGATCGACTAGGTCATAGATAACATTAGCAATCTCGTCGGGCTTGGCACTTTTAACCCATTTCAACATTGACTTATAATCGGTATATAGTAGATCATCATAGGTCGGGAGATCGTGCGACATGGTGCGATTGTGTGCGCCGTAAAATGAATATAGTGGACGCGGTTCGGGTTTTCTGACAATCGGGAGGGCTTGGCGTTTCCAATCATAAGCGAGGATTGTGTCCCTCATTCGTAGGACGTGCGCCGTGTCTAAAGTTTCCGCGCTTGTGTGTTCTGACTGATAGCCTATCGAGATATTAAGACACTCGGGGACTAGGTGCGCATATTCCGCCGTGTCTGTATATATGCCCGTTGTGTCGAGTTGGAAGTCTTTACCGAATAGCTTAATTAATGCGTGGCCTAGTTCATCACTCGCGCACCTGTCGCCTCGTTGGTGTGTGATGATCGAAGTTGTCCCGCGTCTATCAAACGCGACCGCGTGTGTAAATTGTTTTATATAGTCGGCATGAAGTTCTGCGATCTGCGACGAACCCCACCCCCCGCGCTCCTCGCCTCTGTGGAATATATATGTCCCCTCAACGTCGGCGTCGATCATTTCAAGAAGTAAGAAAACCCCCGCGCCGTCGTCCGCGCCTAAACAATCGGACGCTTGATCTACGAACGCCGTCCCGAAAGTATCTAGGAAAACTTCTTGCGTGATAAGTTCGGGCGTTGAGTTGTGCATGGTGTCAATGTGCGCACTCCATAAAATGTTCGTCTTGGCTTTTTTGTTGTGGTTGTCGTAGATATAAGCGAGTGTTTCGCCTTCCTCATTCTTTAGCGTTTTGAAGTCTTTGAAATATGCCTCTATAAATTCACGTTCGCCCTCGCTTTCATGTTGGCGTCTGTATGTAAGAATGTTTAATAGTCTGTCGATTGGTTTATTAATTGTTTTCATTTTGTTGTTGTCCTTGTTGGTTGGCGTCTATTGCGTTGTTTAATATTTCAAACACGGGCGCGAGTGGTTCGGGTTGTGGTTCTTTTAATGCGTCGGGGTATTCTATAATCTCTATTTCGTCCTCCGATTTCTCGCGGTCAATCTCTGCTTGTAAGTCTTTCGCGTCGTCGGTGTGGCACGTTGTCCCGTCGCTTAATTCGTGGACGTCGTCCTCGTGTGCTGATAGGTTGCCGTCCGCGTCCTCGTGGTCTATGTCCTCCACTAAATTAAAATAAATAAAACCGCGTAAGGTCATAACGAGGTCGTCTATGTGGTAATAGTCGCCCGTTTCCTCACAAGCATAAATATCATGCGCGGATAAATCGCAGTCCTCATGGTATGCGTCATCATTCGCCCAAATAACGTGATCGTGGTGAACGTAGTCTTGAGTATTGTTATTGATCCAAGCATAAGAATAATTATTATCACAACAATGTCGGCATATATAGTCGCCGTGATGCGTGTAAGTCATATCGTCGTTGTGTTCCATGTCCCCGCAGTCGTCACACTCGCTCTCGTCCTCGTCCCGCACGTCGTCCGTCCAGCCGTTCGTCATGGTCAAACTTAATTCGCCATGCGTGTTGATCTCAATATAAGTGTTGTTGTCGATGTCCACAAGTTCGCCCGATTGTGCCGAACCCTCCGAGCCGTTGCCGTTCACTCCCGCGTCGATATAAGGTGCAACAAAAATGTCGTCCTCGTCCTCATGCTCGATCATCTGCAATAAACACCCGTCGAGGTTGCCGTGAGTGTATCCGTTGGCTTTTAAATATTGTTGGAGGTATTTGCCCTCCGTTGAGCCGTTGGCGTCGGGATAAATTCTAACGTATTGTTTCAAGTCCTCCCGCACGATGCAACGCGCGAGTATGTCGCCCGACTTACTTTGAATATATGCCAAGCGTATCACCGATTTGTCATGCGCATAAACTCGGACGGCGTCCTCGCCTTTCATACATGAACCCGCCAAACAATCGCGGTATATGCGGACGAACCCGTCGGCGTCGGTGCTTTCAATGTATTTTACTTCCCAGCCCGTGCGACTTGCCACGATTGCGTTATATTTCTCGACGGCGTCCTTGATCTCTGTTTCTGTTATGCCGATGAAGTCCTTGAATGATGTTAAATACTTGCCTAACTTTGTGACGACCTCGCGCCCGTCCCTTAAATGTTTTAAAGTCGGATAGTGTGCTATCTGTAGAGGGTTCATTAAACTGACGTGGACGCGGTGCAAGTTGAAAAGGTAATCTAATGCCACGAATTGTTCGCCTGTAATGCCGATCGCGTTCCAATTCATGTGAACCCACTCACCGCCGTTAAATTCTTGATCGATCTGTTTAATGCGCGGTTCGAGTTTGTCCCGCACCTTGTCGAGTTGTTCAATGCGCTTTATATATTCACAAGCGCGGAGGGTGTAGTCGAGGTTCTTGCGTTCCTGTTCTACGTCGGGAGGGTTGCGCACGTCGCTTATCGTTTTCGCGAGTGTTGCGCCGTTGATTTTGTAATAGGTTTCCGTCCCGCCTTGTGCGTAATAGTCCGAGCGTGAATATCTACTTTTGCGGAGTTGTTGGCGTTTCGCTCTGTCGTCTTTCTCGAGTTGATATTCTAAAAAAAAGCGGACGTTATTTGATCGAGCGTTTTTTAAATAGAGGTGCGTTTCCGCGCAGTCGTTCGGCGTCGGGTTAAATAGTTGCAATCGTGCCATAAACTCTTGATCGCTTACCGCCGAATAGATGTCCCTATATCTTAAAAGCGCGGGGGGTTTCGGCGTGTTCAAGTTGTGCATAGTTTCTATTATGCGTTTGTAGTCCGCGCCCGTTTTGTTTTGTTGGATTGTTTTATTCACGTTCATTTAATGCCTCGCTTTCGTTTTTGAGTTCGTCTAGGTCTTTTGAATTGATCGTTAAAATGTCGGTGTATTCGGTCACGTCGTTTTCTACCAAGTTGAAAAGGTGCGCTTTTCTTTTGGCGACGCCGTCGCGTAGGTTGTTCTCTAGGTTCTTTGTCGCGTGGTGCGCGTTTGCCATGTCCGCCTTTGTTGGCTGATAGTAAAAGACAAACTTCACTCCATGCCCGTTTATTGTGCCGTCGATGATGTTCACACTCTGCGCGGTGGGTTTCATGACCTCGTAGGCTTTTTGTGGGCGGAGTTGGTTTCGTAAAATTTCTATTGCGTCATGGCGTTGTTGCGCTTGGGTTGGTGTGGTTTTCATTTTGTGCCTTTCGTGAGTTGGTTTAATTTGTCTTGAAATTCTTGAAGCATAAGTTCGGCGTCGTAAACTCTCGCGCCTGTGGTTTCGTCCATGTAAAAATAAATTTCCTGTTCGATCACGTCAAAGTCCAAAAATCGCGCGTCGTCGTCGAGGTTGTGTTCTATTTTCATGTTCTGCGCGGTTCGATTAACGTAGGCGTCAAATTCTTTTTGATTTTTGAACGGGGTTTCGTTGGTTTCCATTTTTTATTGTCCTTTGTATTGAGTTTTGATAAAAAATTCTCGCGTTGTTTGTTCTACTTGTGCAATTGAGAGGCGTAGTTTGAACGCGGTTTCATAAGTGCTATTAAAAAGCAGAGTTGAGAGAATAACGCGCTCGGTTATGTTGAGCGCGTCGGGTTGTTTCAATGCCCGTTCAATTCTCGGGCGTAGGTAGTCGAGGTTCATTTTTAGCCCCTATATCCGAGATCGGAAAGGTCATTTTTAAGTTGAAATACTGCGCGTTGATATTGCGAGTGCTTGGTTGTTGTTTTGTGGTGTTCGTCGTGCGCGTCTGATGTTTCAATGTCATAAGCGAGGTTGTTAAGTTTAACCGCGAGTTCGATTAAAACATTGTGGTCGTGCGAGGTGTCTTGTGTGAACGTGGGGTTTTCTGCCATGACTTCGTCGATCAGTTTCCAAAAGACGTGGCGGACGCCGTTATCGAGTGACGTTCTTATGACTACTTGATCTATCGTGTAGGTGGGTTTCATGTTCATATAATGCCTTTCGTTTGTAGTTGATAAATTAATACTGCGTCCGCGATTATCTCAAACAATCTAAACTTTGTATAGTAATTTTTTACAATGGGTTAAAAAAAGGCGCGGAACGCGCGTAAGTCGTTGATTAATAACAGGTTCATGAGTTCATGTTTTGCTAACTTTACTTTAAAACGTGAACCGAAGGTTTTATGAATGAGTGAATGAGAGTTAAGTTATTGATTTATATAGATATATTATATTATTTATTATTATTATTAATGATTGGTTCATGGGTTCATGTTAAAAAAAGAGGACAAGGGGGGAGGACGATCACTGCTCTACGAAGTCGAACGACGTGCAAACAATTCGAAACTCATTTCCCGATGTCCTATTATTTGGCATGAACTTCGTGAACTTCATGAACTTCTCAATATAATCAAGGACTTACAACGTGAACGCCGTAAAATAAAACGTGAACTTCATGAACTTCTCAATATAATCAATGACTTACGCGCGAACCGCGCCTCCATGAACCGAGTGAACGAGGTGGACGAAGTTTAACGGGGTAATAACCAAGCAAACGAGGCGGACGCGGTGAACTTCGTGGACGCGGTAGGAACTAGGCGCGACGCGGTCGCATACTACGAACCCCACCCGCACCCCATCACCCCGTTTTACAAAGTAGGAGTCCCGTCATTCCCTACATTGAACCCAACGCAAATGGTCAGAAAAAAAGTCAAATATAGAAACACCCCCCATACCAAATAAAAAGGGTCAACAAAAAAAATTTCTATAAAAAAATGTGAAAAGTAGGGGTGTAAAGCAAGGTTTTACTTAGATAGCTTTAGGGTCGAAGTTGTAAAGCTCGGAGTAAACATCTTTAATACGCATGAATTTAGCCCCGTGTTGATCAAAGTCATCATCGCCTCGAACGTAGAGAGCTAAGTGAACCATTTCATGGAGGAGGGTTTGAAAAATAGTGATGAAATGACCACAAGAACCAGAACTTATTTCAATAGCCATGTCCACTTCGTCAAAACAGCCATATATAGTAGGGTTTTTGATAACACGGAACTTAACTTTGTCCGACTTAGGCATAGGAAGTCTATTAAAGGGCGGCAATTTACACGCCATGTTGTATAAAATCTCTAAATTCTTCTTAGTCAACGTAGTTTTCATTTAGACATTCTACCAAAAGACTGTGCAAATAAGATAAAACTAGGTTAAAATAGTTAAATAAGCTGCAAATTCTATTCAAAGGTGTAACAGCGACACATGAACGACCTAAACAGTCAACAAAATCAATCAGATAACTCTGATCACGACGTTTCTTACGTAATTATGATGCCCAACATCGATGAGGACGTCCCTTTGCCTAAAAATCCTAAAGATGCTATGCCTGAACTAGGTATGGAAGAAGAGTTACAGGTTAGAGTTGAGACAGTTAAGACCATAGCTGATCTAAAAGGTGAACCTATTCCTGATGCTAGCCCGGCAGAACAACAAAAAGCAGTCGACTTTGTTAAAAGAGTCATGACAGATCCCAACTTTAAACCTGAATATGGTACATACACCGATCCTACGATGGCATTTTGTGCAGGTATGGTAGCTCAGACACAGGTACTACTCGCAAAGGAACTAGCAGACTATAAACTCTATGTAGTTAACAATTTAATCAAGGTCATAGAGACAACAAAGAATCCTAAAGAGAAGACAACAGCATTAAGAGCGTTAGGCGAGGTTGATGGTGTAGACGCGTTTAAGAAGAAGACTGAAGTGACTCACAAGATGGAGTCGATGGAGGAGGTTGAGAAAGAACTTCTTACTATGTTAAACGACTTCAAGCAAAAAGGACTCATGAAGGAGCCAGCGCAGACAATAGATGCAGAAGTGATAGAAGATAAAACAGATGAGTGAGGAAAGGCTAACCCCAGAGAAAGCCGCGGAGTTAATGCAGATCATTCCACATCTGGATGATAACAAGAAGAGAGTAGCACTAGCGAAGTTAAGAGTGTTTAAGAAGAATTGGGTACAAGAACACGGTAAGGATAGTTTTCTAGACTTTATTATGCACGTGTATCCAGGTTACATGATAGGAGATCACCATCGAAGATTGGCTAAGATATTTGAAGAGATTGCTAATGGCAAGAAGAAGAGAGTTATCGTTAACATTGCTCCTAGGCACGGTAAATCGGAGCTTATTTCATATCTTGCGCCGGCATGGTTCCTTGGTAAGTATCCACACAAAAAAGTTATTATGGCATCTCATACAGCTGACTTGGCAGTTAACTTTGGGCGTCGTGTGCGTAACCTCGTGGGTAGTGACGCTTATAAAGACATTTTTCCACAAGTAGAACTACAAGCAGATAGTAAATCAGCATCACGATGGGGGACAAATTTTAATGGGGAATATTTTGCTATTGGTGTGGGTGGTGCCCTCGCTGGTCGCGGGGCTGATTTGTTTATCATTGATGACCCACACTCAGAACAGGATGCTAAACTTGGACGATCTGATGTATTTAAGCCTGCTTGGGAGTGGTTTCAGTCTGGCCCTTTACAACGTCTTATGCCTGGCGGTGCGATAATTGTAGTCATGACTCGGTGGTCTAAGCTTGACTTGACGGGTGAAATTGTAAACCAAATGGTTAAGAATAACGAAGTAGATGACTGGGAGGTCGTAGAGTTTCCAGCAATATTGACGGATAAAGACGGAGAAGAACGTAGCTTATGGCCTGAGTTCTGGCCACTAGAAGAATTAAAAGCTAAGAAGGCCGCGTTAGATATTAGGTATTGGAACTCACAATACTTACAAAACCCAGTATCAGAAGAGGGCGCTCTAATTAAAAGAGAGTGGTGGAAGATATGGGAAGGAGAAGATCCTCCTAAGTGTGAATTCACAATTATGACACTAGACGCTGCTCAAGAAGCTAATAACCGTGCTGACTATAATGCACTAACAACATGGGGTGTCTTTTTTAACGAAGAAACCAATAACTATAATATAATACTATTAAATGCAATTAAGAAACGATTAGAGTTCCCCGACTTAAAAGAGCTTTGTATACAAGAATATAAGGATTGGGAGCCTGACGCATTCATAGTAGAAAAGAAATCTAACGGAGCTGCACTCTATCAAGAGGTTAGACGCATGGGCATTCCTGTTGGTGAATTTACACCAGGTAAAGGGCAAGATAAAATTAGTCGTGTAAATGCAGTGTCAGATTTGTTTAGAAGTGGTATAGTGTGGGCTCCAGATCATAGATGGGCGCATGAAGTAATTGAAGAGTGTAATGACTTTCCAAGTGGAGCGAATGACGACTTAGTTGACGCGACAACACTTGCACTGATGAGGTTTAGACAGGGTGGCTTTATTAGGTTACCTAGTGATGAAGAAGATGACGTGGTATATGGGATTCCAGGTCGTGGTAAAAAATTATACGCAATATAGGAAAATAAAATATGGCAGACATAGATAAAAGTTTATCGCAAGCACCACAAGGATTAGAAGCGATGGCTATGGGCGAACCCGACTTAAGCATCGAAATTGAAAATGCAGATTCTGTTACATTAGATGACGGTAGCATGGAGATTATGCTTGAAGCGGGCAAAGAACGAACAGACGAATTTAATGTGAACTTAGCAGAAGAACTTGATGAAGGCGTGTTGACAGAATTATCAGGTGATCTACTTAGTGAAATTACATCAGACTTAGATTCAAGAAAAGATTGGTTAACTACATACGTAGACGGATTAGAATTACTAGGTCTTAAAATTGAAGACCGTACCGAACCGTGGCCTGGGGCATGCAATGTGTACCACCCCTTAATGACGGAAGCGCTGGTTAAGTTCCAAGCTGAAACTATGATGGAGACATTTCCAGCATCAGGTCCAGTTAAAACACAGATCATCGGTAAGCAGACTAAAGAAAAAGAAGATGCAGCTGAACGTGTTAAAGAGGACATGAATTATCAGTTAACCGATGTTATGGCTGAGTATAGACCTGAACACGAAAGAATGTTGTGGGGACTAGGTTTAGCAGGTAACTCATTTAAAAAGATTTATTATGATCCATCTATAGAACGCCAAGTTGCAATGTATGTAACTGCAGAGGACATGGTAGTTCCTTATGGTGCATCTAATTTAGAAACAGCTGAACGTGTAACCCACGTCATGCGTAAAACTAAAAACGAAATTAAAAAACTTCAAGCAGCAGGATTTTATCGCGACGTTGATCTAGGCGAACCATTCTTAGATATTGACGAAGCTGAGAAAAAGATTGCAGAGAAACTTGGCTTTAACGCAGCTGAAGATGATAGATATAAACTTTACGAAATTCACACCCTACTCGATATCCCTGAGTTAAAAGATAGTGATGACGGAATTGCTTTACCATACGTAGTTACAATAGAAAAAGGTACTGGCACTATATTATCAATTAGACGTAACTGGAACCCAGAAGATGAGTTGAAATTAAAACGTCAACACTTTGTTCACTACGGTTACATACCAGGCTTTGGTTTCTATTGCTTCGGTTTAATCCATTTGATAGGTGCTTTCGCCAAATCAGGTACTATGATCTTACGTCAACTTGTTGACGCGGGTACCCTATCAAACTTACCAGGTGGTATGAAGTCACGAGGACTTCGTATTAAAGGCGATGATACACCAATCGCACCAGGTGAATGGCGTGACGTAGATGTACCAAGTGGTGCTATTCGTGACAACATTTTACCTCTTCCATACAAAGAGCCTTCACAAGTATTAAATTCATTGATGAATCAAATCATCGAAGAAGGTCGTGCATTTGCTAATGCTGAAGGTTTAAAAGTTTCTGACATGTCATCTAATGCGCCTGTCGGCACAACTCTAGCTATCTTAGAAAGAACATTGAAAGTAACATCAGCTATTCAAGCTCGTATTTACTATGCAATGAAACAAGAGTTTAAACTTCTTAAAGGTATTATTAGAGACTACACTCCGTCAGAATATAACTATGATCCTGAAGTGGGCGATAGACGTGCTAAACAAGCAGACTACGATAACGTAGATGTGATTCCTGTAAGTGATCCAAATGCTGCAACAATGTCACAGAAAGTTGTTCAGTATCAAGCTGTTATGCAGATGGCTCAAGCAAACCCACAGATCTATGATTTACCAGAACTTAATCGCCAGATGTTAGAAGTATTAGGTATTAAGAATATTGGCAAGCTTATTCCAAGTACAGAAGATCAGAAACCTAAAGATCCTGTATCTGAAAATATGGCTGTTATTAATGGTAAACCTGTTAAAGCATTTATCTATCAAGATCATCAAGCTCATATTGCAGTTCATATGGCAGCAATGCAAGATCCTAAGATGATGCAAATGATAGGTCAAAATCCAATGGCTTCTCAAATTCAAGCTGCAGCAATGGCTCACATAAATGAACATATTGCGTTTGAATATAGAAAACAAATTGAAGAACAGTTAGGCGTACCATTACCTAATCCAGATGAAAACTTACCTGAAGACGTGGAAGTTCAATTATCTAGATTAACTGCTGATGCGGCTAATAAACTTCTACAAAAAGATCAAGCTGAAGTTCAACAACAACAAATTGAACAACAACAACAAGATCCGTTAATCCAAATGCAACAGCAAGAACTTCAAATCAAACAACAAGAAGTTCAAATTAAGCAACAAGAATCTCAAGCTAAGATTCAAGAAGGACAAGCTAAGATTCAAATTGAACAACAAAAACTTGAGTTTGAAAAATCTAAAGCTGAAAATGAACAAAAATTAAATGCTATGGAAATGACTGCAAAAGTATCTATGGACAAGAAAAGATTAGAGTCTCAGCAATCATTAGATGGAGTAAAGATTGGTCTAGATGCAGCGATTAAAAATGAGCAACTAGGAATACAAAAGGATAATAAACAACCAAAGGAGTAGTAAATGATAGACCCAACGCTTGAGCTATTAATCAGTAAGATAGCTGAAAGACGCAAAGAAGTATTAGGTTCAATTGCTGAAGGTTCTGCGAAAGATTACGCGCATTACCAATCTGCTGTCGGATATATACGGGCTTGTGATACGATACAAGGCATTATTGCTGACATCGTAGACAGGATGGAGAACTCAGATGAGTGATCAAATTCTAACCATGAATAAAGATTTGGTAGATGCAGATGGTCGACCAATTCATATCCCAACAGTTGATAATGTAGAAGCAGAAGACATTCCAATTGAAGAACGGGGTTTACAGTTACCTGAACCAAAAGGATATAAAATTTTATGTGCTATCCCAGATGCAGCAGAAACGTATAAGGGCGGTATTGTAAAAGCCGATTCAACTAGAACTATAGAAGAACATTCAACTGTAGTTTTATTTGTAGTAAAAGTAGGTGACTTAGCTTATAAAGATGAGACTAGATTTCCTACAGGTCCATGGTGCAAAGAAGGTGATTTTGTTTTAACGCGTGCATACGCGGGCACTAGATTTAAAATTCACGGAAGAGAATTCCGCATTATTAACGACGACACAGTTGAGGGGGTTGTAGAAGATCCTCGCGGCTATACTCGCGCATAAGGAGTAATATATGGCTGACGATAAAGAAACGGAAATAGTATTTGAATATCCAGATGATATGGATGTACCAGGCACTACAGGTAATAAGTTACCTGAAGAAAAAGAAATAGAGCCGAATGAAACAACAAAAGCTGCTATTAAAGAAGCAAGGCAAGATGATTTTGACCTTGAAATAGAAGACGATACTCCTCCTGAAGATAGAAATCGTGACCCTTTACCTAAAGAAGTAGTAGAAGAGGTAGAGAATGATGATTTAACTAGTTATTCAGATAAAGTAAAAACGCGGTTATCACAGCTTAGAAAAATGCACCATGATGAAAGACGTGCTAAAGAAGCTGCTGATCGCGAAAGACAAGAGGCAATTAGGTTTGCACAACAGCTTGCAGATGAGAATCGAAAACTTAAAATAACTTTAAGTTCCGGCGAGCAAACTTATATTGAAACTCTTAAAGAATCACTAGAAAAAGAACTTTCTATAGCTAAACGAGACTATGGAGAAGCATACGATTCAGGTGACAGGGATAAGATTATTGATGCACAAAGTAGGATGAATGATACACAACTTAGGATGTCTCAAGCAAATGGTTATGTATCTCAATTTAAAACTTCTTTACAAGAACCTGAAAAAGATGTATATATACAACAAAATCAACAATCAATTCCAAAACCAGATTCTAGAGCTTTAGACTGGCAAGATAAAAACGAATGGTTTGGAAAAGATGAAGAAATGACAAGCCTTGCATTAGGCTTACATGAAAAATTAGTTAGAAGCGGGATCAGTCCTACCTCTGACGAATATTATCGTCGTATTGATAGTACGATGCAAAAACGATTCCCAGAACACTTTGGGGATGCAACGCTAGACGAGGACCAACCCGCCGAGCGCACAAAACCTTCGAATGTAGTTGCTCCGGCAACGCGTAGCACCGCGCCTAAAA